GAAAACCAACATTGATTTTAACGTCGTTCACCTTTATTTCTGGTTTATAGAATGTATTATCTTCGCCCATTAGACTAGATATAATTTTATCTAATTCTATGGTTGCTTGTATGTCAGATAGAGCATCGTGGGCATTAATTGTGATCCCATATAATTCTGCTAATGCAGCTAATTTAAGAGACTTAGATGCTATCTTAGTTTTGATATCTTTGGCTCTTTTAAAAGTGCAATGTACATCAATTGTGAACATGCCAAAGAATTCTCTAGTCTTATTAAGTTTACGAAATGTAGCTGAAAGGAATCGTTTATCGAACGGTACGTTATAACCAGCTATAGTAAACTTAACACCAAATGATTCAACATAAGCAATAAACTTCTCAATCATCTGTTCGGGTGTTTGAAATGTTCTCAGCTGCTCTACTGTAATACCGTGGATATTAAGAGCTTCTTGTTCTATTGTCTTATAATTTATTGGTTGACAGAATTCATTGAATGGCTTCTGAGGGACACCATCTATAATGGGTATACATGCTAGTTGAATTATGTCTTGTTTGTTTTCGTTGAGACCGGTTGTCTCAACATCTGTCCATAAAAAATTCATTATGCTCCTTAGACCTCTATCTTAAGAGGGGGTTAAGAATTAGATAAAAAAATCCCTGTACGAATTATACGTATACAGGGATCACATATGGTCTAATTTAATGTGTGTGCGCTTAGCTACAAAAAGCGAAATTGAAATCTACGCTAGTAGTTGTCTGATCTGAGACATTCAAAACTAAAGTAATCTCATAATCATAGATTTCTTCAGTACCCAATTGGTGTTTAATTCCGGCGAAATATGATTGTTGATGGATGCCGTTGAGTCTCAAATTGGCGGGCTCAAAAGAGGTCTCTAAAGTGACAGTGAATGTCTTTAACCCCTTAGCTGCGTTAGTTTGAAGCGAAGTAGTTAAGGCGGCTAAGCTGGCAGTCACAAATGATTGTCCGGCAACGAATGCATCATTCATCTTTGTATTGAAGCCGTTTGCCCCATCAAAATAGTCAGTTTTTAAGCTCATATTTGTCTCCTAATAGATATAAATCTATTTTACCAGAATGTATAGTTAATTATGTGGTGCTGGCTGATCGTCTGGCTTCAATTTGCTCAAGAAGGAACTCAATCTTAGCCTTCTCATATTTAATAGCCGAAGAAAATCCAGCATTTAGATCTTTAACGATCTCTTTAGCAGCATTAAGCTGATCGTGGTTGTCTCGCTCTTCTAGAGCAGCTCTGATCTCAAACTCAGAATCAACCAATTTTGCCTTAGCTTCATCCTCAGAAAGACTGCCATTCTGACTTACCCATGATTCTGTTAATACTTTTTCCCATTTAATTTTAGCCATTATTTTCCTCCGTGATTGTTCAATATCGTGTGGAGATTATACAGGATATATTATTCAGTTAGTTTTTGCTTTCTGATAGCTCTTTCTTGTTGGGTCTTCTCGTGATGACATGAGAGTTTATCATTATGCTTACCCTTATCTTTAATTTTATATGAACACAGAACCTGGAGGTTTTTCTTATCACAGAATAATCTGGATACAAATGTGTCCCAATCAGTGAATTCTTTATCTAATGGTATGACCGGGTCAATGTGATCAACTGCAACTTGGGTGCGCATAAATAGTTTTCCACACATGGCACACTCATATCTTACGGCCTTCTTCTTACCTAGAGAACCATCTTTATTATACTGGTCATGTTCTGATCTAACTGACTGAAGAACCTCTTGTACAAGTGGTGACCTAGAAAACGTCCTGCGGATAGCAGAACGTACTTGTGAGTTTTGGTTATATTTCGGTTTCTTCTTTTTCTTCTTGGCCATATAGTGATTATACTACAAAAGCTTTGTTGCTATATCGGCAAGCTCAGAGCGTTCACCCTTACTTAACTCAACATGGGCAGTTATAGTCTCTTGTTTCATCTTATCTACAGCATATGTTAGACCATTATTAATAGAGTCCAAATATGGATTGTCGATCTGTTCACAATCGCCAGTGAGAACAATTTTAGTTCCTTCGCCTGCCCTTGTGATGATGGTCTTAATTTCGTGGGGTGATAAGTTTTGAGCCTCATCAACAATTAAGAACTGAGAAGGAATAGATCTTCCGCGTATATATGTTAGCGCTTCTATCCTGATCAACCCTTGGTCTACTAACTGTTGCCATTGATTAGAATTCCTTTGTTGGTTGCCAAACAAATGATCTAAGTTGTCATAGATTGGTTGCATCCATGGATTTAATTTTTCATTGATATCACCAGGTAAATAACCTAGATCTTTACCCATAGGAACAATAGGTCTGGAAATTAATATTCTTTTATATGCAGAGTCTTCTAGTGTTTTACATAAACCAGCAGCAGCAGCTAGAAGTGTTTTACCAGTTCCTGCTTTACCAAGTAATGATACAAGTTTAATTTCATCATTTAAGAGTGCATCACATGCAAAGCGCTGTTCAGCATTGCGTGGAGTTATTCCCCATAAAGATTCTGGTTGGATAAGTGGAACAATTCCACCTGACCTTTTGCAATATCTACCTAATGCAGAATTCTTTTCATTAAAATCTTCTTTAATAATTAAATACTCATTTGGATAGTTTCCAGTAAATTGAACAAACTTATTTTCACGAAATTCTTTTATTTGCTCATTAGTTAATCGTAAAATACGATTTCCCTTTAATGCTCCACCATCTTCAATTTCCATTTTTGCAGCTTTATAATCCTCTGCAGGTATACCAAGTGCATCGGCTTTCAACCTTACATTGAGATCTTTGGAAACAACAATGCCATCTAATTTAAGAGCGGTATATAGGATCATATCATCGTTGATATTTAGGTCCATGCCCATAGGGACATCATCTTCTTTAGCAACGATAGTGGCAAATATTTTTCCACCATTTTTAAGTTCAACACCAGTAGATAACTTATTATTTAGTCGTCTACCTTTAGCCATTAACTTATCAAGTGTGCGGGAAAACATACGAGCATTTCGTGCTTTTTCGTCTTGACCTTTTTTAAGCTTATCTAATTCCTCAATTACAATTAGAGGTATATGGATTTCGTTTTCTTCAAATTTTTTAATACACTGTGGATCAGAAATGATGACATTTGTATCTAAGATGAATTTTTTCAATATTGCTCCTTTTAGCTAGGAGGATTATACTTAGAGTCACACATAGGTATGCAATTTTTAACTAATAGATTTTCTAGTTTTTGCATTACCAGTCGACGATGAAGCATTTCCGCTAGAGATAATATATAAATAGCCTCGACAATCTTTTTAACGTTTGGACTTGCTTGCTTTTTCATTAACTAATGCCTTCATCTTTATTTGGTAGTTTTTCAACTTCCTTGGTGTCATTGAAACCGTAGTTGTTTCGCCAGTTTCTGGATGCTTATGCGTCCATTTAACTTCATTCTTTGCTGAGGCACGTTTTGATGCGGCAGCCTCGCGTGAGGCAGCACTTGGCCCAGAACCACCATATTCTTTAACTCTAGGCATAGCTTTGACATCTGTATCTATAGTTAAATTATTGGCTTTACGTTTAGCATTATCGGCTTCATTATAGCCCTTATAATTTGATTTTTCAACTAAACTCCACTGGCCATTCTTCTCAAATTTAATCATTTGTGGTGCTTTCTTGCCCATTGCGGCTTGAGCTTCTTTCATCTTCATATCTTTGATATCTTTATTTTGAGTCTGTTCTGCTGAATTAATGGGGTTTACTTTAGATGGTTGCTTAACACCTGGAATACCCGTCTTACCTGCTAGAGAATTATTTCCTGGCTTAGGAACCAATGTATTGATATTAGGGAGGGATGCACCAGACTTAATGCTACCCAGGCCACCGATACCAGCATTCCTCATAGCTTTTTTAAGTTCTTCTAGCTTCTTTTTAATAGACTTAGTACTCATGCTAGTATTATACCAGGGTTTAGACTATTTTTGATATACCAGCGCGCTTCTCTACTCTAACTATATCATTGAATAGAGCCTTTGACTCTGAAGCATGATCAACTACCCAGACTTGCCTATTCTCAGAGAATTTAGTAAGGATATCAATGACCATCTCTCGTCCAGTGGAATCTAGACCATTAAATGGTTCGTCTAATATGACAGGATTAAGAGATAGGCTATATTTAGATCCCAACACCTCTATGATAGAGAAATCTAGTGCTAAAGAAAGGGCCCTAATTTCTCCACCAGATAAAGAGCCAATTGATCGCTCTTTTCCATTTATAGTGAGTGACTCCGAGAACTTAGCTTTAATAGTCTTATCTTTATTATACTTGTAGGTTTGTAAAGAGTATGAGGCATTAGGCCAAATCTCATTAATATAGTCAGTTACAGACTCATTAAAAGAATCTATTATAGAATCCATTATATATGCCGGTGCACCGGTGGTATCAAATATATTTTCAACTGATTTTAGAATTATTATCTCTGTTTCTATCTCTGCTAATCTTGTCTGTAAGACTTTAGTATCACCTATAATCTTAGCTATCTTGATTTTAATATCATTGCTTTTTTCAAGTTTAGCTGTCAGGTCTTTAATTATCATTTGTTCCATGTTGATTGAATGTTTATATGTAGCTATACGAGATTGAGCTTCGTGAAAATCTTTATATTCTTCCTGTTTCTTATGTTTGATTTGGTTAAGAAGATTTTGTATATTAGGCTCTTGAGCAATATCTTCTTCATAGTCATTGATCTGCCTAATAACAATCTTTATCTGCTCTTCTGTCTTGGAGAAGTTATCAACCTTAAATGCCTTGCCATCAATAATATTTAAACTTTCATTACACTCTGGACAATTGGTATCTGGTGAGGAATGTTTGAGTTTATGTAATTCAGTACGTTTCATTTCCAATAAGGTTTTAGAAGATCTAAGATTCATAAGCTTGGATTGTATCTTTGTTTCTGCTTCTACGTATTTAGTTAAATCTGGCTCTCTGATATGTTCTAGTTTCTTGATCTCTGCCTTGGCTAAGGTTATAGACTCATTGCAACTAAACAATTGAGAGTTTATCTCTAGTGGATCTATGACGTTAGATTTGTAGATATTGATATTGGATTTAAAACCTTCAATCTTTGCATTTATGGAGTTTTCTTCTTTTTCTAGCTTAGATATACCCTTAGTTGTGTCTTCTCTATATTTTGAGAATTCTAAGTTCATTATCTTTAAGATAAAATCTTTCTTACCAGAGTCATTTAGTGCTATAAACTTGTTATCTGAATCTTGTGCTGTATACATTGTAATAAGGAATTGATCATAGTTCATGCCTATGTGTTTTTCGAACTCCTCTTGAGTTATAGGGGAAATAACTCCGTCAATAAAATATGTACATCCAGTGGGACGCGACCTTCGTACAGCGAACGTTCTTGTGCCAACTTGGACCTCAACTTGACTCCAGCCAGATTTAGTTCCGTTCCGAAGAATTTCGGATTTAGTAATTCGTCGCGGTATTTTGTCGTATAGAGCAAACGACAAAGCGTTAAATATAGACGACTTGCCAGCTCCGTTTGCTCTTCCAGTATCATAATCAAATCCCTCCACTAGAATAAGTCCACTGTCGCCAAATGTTAGCGAAGCATTCTCAATAGATAGAATATTATTTATTTCTAAGCTTTTTAATTTCAATGATCTTCCTTATCTAGGAGGATTTCCACAAGCTGGAACAAGTACCGTTTGGAGTAAGAAACGATTCATTTCACCTTGAATCATACCAAGTTCCGTTAGTGCCTGTACCCTAGAATCGCACTCTTCACCAGTCTCGGCACCTAAAAATCTACAGAGATCTGCTTCTGCTTTCTCTTGATTGTTTATTGTTTCATTAACATATGCCATGGCTCGCCTTTGAACACACTCAACCCAGGCTTGTTGCTCAGGTGTGGGCTGTTGAAAATCTTGAGCAGCCAAAAATTGACCACCTAATGCGATGATTGCAACTACAACTATAAATAAAAAAGTTTTCATAATTTCTCCTTATAGATGGTTATACTAAGATTTCTGTGGAGGCTTAGTTCTTGTGATAAGATTATGTTTCTCGTCATAGTATACCCACTCTCTTTCAAGCATAGTATCTAACTCATATATACCAGATTCAACCATCTTAGGAACCTCTACGGACCAGTAATAATCTTGTTTTCTTTCATTTAAGATTTCTTTGTGATCTGCAACAAGAGACTTATTGGAGTATTTATCTACAAGTTCATTAGTTTGAATACCACCGATATTTGGCAGTGCACGTTTCATCTCTGCTCCGCAAGTACAGGGACACTGCTTCGTAGAGCTAGAAACATAGATTTGCTTTGTATTGTTACATTTTTCGCAAATGAAAGTATATTTAGGCATTAGAATCTAAATCCTACACCTACACCTGCTCCAGAGTCTGAAAAGCTACTATCTGATTCTAGGTGGAAATCTAAGAATAAGGGACCAGCAAGATCATAAGATATGCTAGAAAAGTACTTATCATAAGTTGTATATCCTAATGATACACCAAATTTTCGTTCATTAATTTTGATAGTTTCTTTCTTAGAATAGGTATCTATAATATGTTGCTTATCTGATAGTTTCTTTTCATATGTATCGCGAATAGCTACAACTCTAGTTTCATGAACCTTTTTCCACTTACTCTCGATAGAAGTAACTTTCTCATTAAACTCCTGTTTAATATCAGTAATGATCTGAGATACTATTTCCGTATCAGATTCTCTCACGATTTCTTCGGTAATAGTTCCATCTGGTTTAATAATCTTAACTATTCTTTCTTTAGTCTTCTGTTTAAGATGGGTGTTCTCGGTACGTAAGGAAGAAATCTTCGATTCAGATTCTCGCTTATATTCCTTATGTGATTCTTCCATTGCTATAAAATTAGCCTTAAAATCTTGTTCTATTTCCCTATTCTCATTTTCTAATTTCTCTATCTTAGCTTCGTATCTAGCAGTTTCTTCTCTTGTGATAGTCTTAGAGGGATAAAATACAGCACCGATAACTATACCGCCTAATAATGCTATAACAGGAATAGCCCATTTATTATTTAATAGTTTCTTTAGCACGTTTAACTTCCTTCTTGGCATCTTTAATTATTTGATTTGCAAATTCTTCTGCCATCTTCTTAAATTCTTTAAAAGACATATTTAAGTCTTTTTTACTTTCATCGTATATCTTTTTAAGACTTTCGTCTTTGTATTTCCATCCCATTTTTACTGTCCCTGTGAGGCCATCATGTCTTTAAATGCTTGTTTAGACATTGCCAATTGATTTTCAAGACCACTATCACGAGGTGTAACAACGATCCCACCCAAAGTAATAAGCAGTGAAGCAACTGATAATGCATTGCCAATAGCAACTCTTGCAACCTTAGCTGGCTCTATAATTCCAGCTTCATAAGGATTAACAAGTTTATGCAAGTTAGCATCAAATATGGTATCACCCTTAATTAAAGGGTATATTGCATCAAAACTTTCACCGCAATTTTCCAATAACAATCTAAAAGGTTCTTTAAGAGCTTGAACCATAATATTCCAAGATGGTTTGTATGCTGGGTGCTTCTCTATCAACTTTGCTAATTCAATTTGAACTTTACATCCACCAGCTATATATCCTTCAGCAATTGCTGAGCGAACAGCTTCAACAGCATCTTCTACTCGGGCTTTACGCTCTCTCACTTGAAGATCAGATACACCACCTACGTAGATGGTAGAGATGCCGCCAGTTAATTTTGCAATATTGGCGCGAACATGCATCTTGTCCATATCAGAAAAGCAAGAGTCCTCGATAGCCTTTAGTTCGTTTAATCGGCTTTCTATGTCGTTAGGGTCCGAGAGAGAAGTGATGAAGGTCTCATACATATTGCATTTAGCAAATGTAAATTGACCAAAAACAGTTTCGTCCATTTCATCAATATTAGAAGGATCAATAACTCTACCACCAGTATAGGCAGCCATATCTTCAAGGAATATAGTTCGTGAATTTGGCAAACCAGACCTAGGAGTCTTAACTGGGCATAGAGTAATTCCACCTTTAATATTTAAAGCCAATTTATCCATAACGGAATCTGCAAAGTCATGAGCCATTATAATAAGAGGAGAACCATACATTTCAGTACCCTCAATAGCATCTTGAATATATGCTGTAACCTTGAGATCGTTGATGGATCCATTGTAAAGGAATACATATCCGTTATCCATCTTAACTTGTTGGTTCGTCTTGTCGTTTATAAACATTGGACCTAGTTGTCCTAATTCTTTCAATCCAGATGTAATTATATAGCCATCGATATTCTCGACACGCATTTGATTGCCCTGTGCTTCTTCAATAAGAACTTTACCGTCATCACCGGCAGATAATACCGCTTCTACAACTACATTAGCAATACGAAGATCGCCATTAGCAGAAATAGTAGCTACATTCTTAAGCTTATCTTCGTTATCTACGGGTCGTGATTGCTTCTTAATATAGGGAACAATGACATCTTCGTAAACGTCTTCAAGATCATTTACAATTCTCTGTGGATTGTATTTCGCATTTTCTCTTACAAAGTTTTGACCGTGTTTAACTATAGCATTAGCTAACACGATGGCTGTAGTTGTACCGTCACCAGCATCTTTGGCTGTATTGATACAGATTTCTTTGGCAGCTTCTATAATAATATTATTTTCAGCTTTATCCATGCCTAAAGCCTTAGCTACAGTAACACCATCTTTTGTAGCTAAAGGCGGAAGTCCGTCTCGCTCAATAAGAACAGCATTTCCGCCAGGTCCAAGAGTTGAACCTACACTAGTAGCCATAATATCTAAGGTCTTGCTGACAATACTAGCAAGTCGCTCCTTATCGGCAATTATATCTTTGGCTTTGCTTTTCTCGTAAAGTGACATTCATCCTCCATTAAAGTAACTTAGGTGGTAATCCACCTTCACAAAATTCTAAATCTGTTGGGTTAGCAAGTAAATATTGCTCACCCAAATCTGTAACAGCAACATATGTCATAATAATCTTTTTAGAACTCTCATTGCTGTCCAAATGATCCATTAGTCTTATTTTACTAAGCTTGCACAAAGCACCTTTAATAAAGCCTCTTTTAGCAAGTGGTTCTAGAACTTCTGCTAAAGCTTTAGCAGCCGTTGAATCTCTCCTGTTCTTGTCTAAGGTACATCCAAAATATTTTACTAAAGCTATCTTTCTAATCCAATCATATTCATATTCCATTCCTAGTCTACATAGTGTTCTATATAGATCTATTTTTTCTGGAGCCCATCCAAGTACACGAATGGCATAATCTCTACTTTTTATAGAAGCATCATCTGGATATGGATCATGGGGAGCTTTTAACTTAGCAGTTGCTATATTAGTCGGCTCATCGTATTGATGACATAGATTTAGAATCTTATTACTCATAATATTCTGTAGAAATGGAGAAAAGTGATTATTATGCTTATCCCAAATGTCTTCAACTTTCAGTTTTGGTACGGATAACTTTTTAGGTTCTTTGGCACCAGAGTTTATTAGATTAGACATCGCTTTAGATATACTTTTTTTATTACTAAAATTACTCATACTAATCCCAATCTCCTAATTGTATCCATTATTAGTACATTGGATACATATCTTCCATATTTAGGTTCAACCATTATATATGGACATTTTTCTTTTGAATGAATGGCAGCAAAATGCTTAGGTTTATATATAATTAAGGCACCATGGTTGGGTCCCATCTGCTTAAATACTATACTGTCAGGTTCTGTAAAATCACCCATAATTATAACATTAGGATTAAATATTACTGCATGAGTTGGACTACCGAACTGATTTAAACATTCACAGGCTGCGTCATTCATTGCATCATCGAATGTTGATCCACTTGATTCAACAACATTTCCATATATATCTCTAACTAAAGAGTCTAAGATAAAATCCTCTACATCAACAAATGGCTCAATCATTTTAACCTGTCTATTATAGGTGGCAGTCGTAATTGGTGACGGAGACCAAGTAGCCGGCGGTAGTGGTAGTGTTGTATGGTATTGCTGAACGGTTTGATGAACATTATCCACTGGCAATATTTTAAGAAGATCTCTGGGGTGTATGATTTCTACATCACCAGATACCGTATTAAATTTCATCACTACTCCCCTGATGTTGGTTTATTACTTTTTTATATCTCTTTAACTTGCGTTGATCTATTTCAAAACCATAAAATGAGTGTCCATATTTTAAACTAGCCTGCAAAGAAGCAGATGTTCCCATGTAAGGATCGAATATAACAGAACCTGGTAGTGCATCTGTCATCTGTATTAGAAGCTGTGCGAGATCCAATGGATAAGACTCTTCTAAGGAACCAGTTTCTACTTTCCATGTATTTCCTGGACAAGAAGCATCATCACTTAGTTTCAAATACTCTTTAATAGGAAGTCTATCAAGATTCCAAACTTTACCATTGCAAAAATGTAATACATACTCGTGAGAATTAACTAGGTTAGATTCGCTGCGTTTACCTGGTAACCATGATTTTTCAATTATGATATTGTCTATATGATTGAAGCCGGCTTCAGTCATTATGTTTGCTACTTCAAATGGTCTAGCTTTACATTCATTAGGTGCATAGCAAATAAAAAAAATAACTCCATTTTTAACTGTATTATTCTTAAGTTTTTCTGCGAGCTTTTTAAGGTTCTCCGGTGAGTAACCGTCTCGCTTGCGAATAGGAATGCGGCAGATAGTAACCTCTATTTGATTAGGCCACACTGCATTAGCATCTAGGGGATCAATGTTATTAATTCTTATATTAGTGGAAAACAAGTTATTTATATCCATCATTCTCTTTATTATACTCACCTTCAATTAAGTGATTGTCCACTTCTTTATCAAATTCTTCTTCATATATCTTAAGCCTATAATCTTTAGTGGCATGTCTGAGCTCTGCTATAAAGCCATCTACTTTCCAATCTTCTAGTTGAATATCTATACTTAATCTATATATCTTTACATGTTCTATATCTAAGCTCATTGTAAAATTGAAAGCATCCTCTTCTGATTGGAAATATCCAGCAGTTGATTCTCTAATCTCTTCAAGGTTAACCATAGGCTCTCTTCTAATCTCTTCACACTTACCAAGGTGTCTTAAATTATGCCATAGTTCCTCTGAAATTTCTGTATTGATCTGTATCAACATTACAAAATAAGGATGAGGAAGAGTTAAAGATGGCATCTCGATTCGTTCTAACACTTTAACAGAAAATGGCAATTTTAACGCTTTGAATTCATCACCTAGCTTATGTAATAGGTCTACACTATTATAGTTCATTATTCACACAGCCATTTTTCAATATCTTCATCGACTTCTTTATTGAGTTTCTTATACACATAGTTTGCTCGTGCTTCTTTTAGTTTAAAAATAAACATTCGGTCTACATTAAATGTCATTTCCATAGTTGTAGGAGAATGCTCAGCCACATCAAGTTTGCCCAATATATCAATAGGTTCTAATTGAGCAATATAATTAACATTTTTGGCTATCTTCATTAAAGCCGGAGGCATTTCATTTTCACAATCTTCATATGCCATAACTGTTATTTCACTGTTTAAATTACCATGCATACTCATGTTACTAGAATAACTTACAACCTTAACGCCATCAAATTCTTCTAATATATTAGATACCATTTTCATGTCCATTAGTATCCTCGTTCTTGCCTGTCAAAATTCTCTTTGTTCTTTGTTATATACAATTTCTCAAATGTTTCTCCGTCAATACCTAACGCCAGGCCAATATTCATAAAGAAGTGAAACATATCTATATATTCATAGTACGTTTCTAACATATCTTCTTCATCTTTGAAGCCATTTAATACTTCGTCAGGATAAGTCTTCCACTCTTTAAAGGGACAGCGCTCAAGTAGTTCAGCAAACTCTAATGTCATGTTTCGCCATTGAACAGATATATCATCTATTTTTTGTTTATGTGTAGCCTTAGAAAGATCTAATGCTCTACCTGTTGCTGCAAGTCTATCTTGTAAAGATCGTTGCATATTAAACATATCTACTACTGGATTTTCTAATTTAGGAACATCTTTAAATAGATCTGCACATTTGTTTTCTGGATTTAATGCCATATATCCTCCGTTTGATTTTATAGGATTATACAGGAATGAATTAGGAATAGTGTCTGCCTTTTTCTTAGAATAGAGTTGAATAGTAAAGATCTAGTCTAGACTAGCTAGAAGGTGCGGTTGAGGGAATTATACCTCACTCATCTACAAAAGAAGTAAGATTTTAAAACTATTTGTAAGCTTTATTTCCAAGCTTAAAGATGTTTATAACAGTAGAGAATAGACACATTGTGTAATAGAGATCGGCCTCTATAAACTCATAGGCACTATAGGTACATAACTCACCTAGGTCGTTATAGATGATGATATGTCCTTCCTCTAATCTTTGAACCACATATTTTTTGTTGGTTGTAATGTTCTTTATAATAGTTGGAGTTACCACTACTAATCCTACCTTCATCTCTGGTATGAGCGGTATGGCGGTAGACATTTACAAACCTAAGTCTTTTTCAATATCTTCCAGGGATATGTCTATATCGTCTTCAGAAGGACCCTTAGGCAAATGCTCAGTTTTTCTAGTACGTTTATCCCAGCGTGCCTTAGAACCTCTAGAGTCTATGTGTGTGAAACTGTCATAGCGTCCTAATCCATCAAAGTGTTCGCAGGCATCTTGTACTGCTCCAGGCTCCATTCCTGATACTTGAATATCAGTTGCAGTTCCTTTCTTATGCTGAGAGTCCGCAGTGCCTCCTACTGCAGCGTTGTGCGTTGGACAACGGTAGGCAGAAGTAATGCGAACTGACGCACCCAGGTCTTCTCTAAGTTTTTGGAGTTTTCTAACGTGATCTAAGTCTACAAGAGTTTCACTACAGTGGGAACATGAGCACTCATACTCACGCAAGTGAAAGTTTTTTGAGAGTTTAACATTCTCACCCTTCTTATACTTTTTAATATTCGCCATAGAAACCTCCTCTATAGCTATATTATATCAATAAGGTCAGTTAGGAGTAAATGGAGGTTCTGAGGGGAATCGAACCCCCGACGCACCTTTTTAGAGAAGGCCGCTCTGACCGCTGAGCTACAGAACCGATTAAATTATACTAATCTATAATTATCCAACATATCTGGGATGCCATCTGTACCAAGTATAGCCAATGCAGTTATCTCATTATCTATATCTGGTTCATAGAAAGGCATGTAAGGAGCTCCTTTCTTTAGAGCTCCTTCCATATTGTTGTAAAGATCCCAATCTCCAGGAGATCTTAGATATACAAGTATTCCATTCTTCCATTCTGTATCTTTATGAAAGAGTAGGAACTCAGCTACAGCATGTCCAGCTTGAACAGCTTGCTGAGACTTAGATAAGTCACTCCGCACTAATACATACAGCTTCATTCTGTTCCCCCTTTACTTTCTCGACTAAAGCTTCTGCTTGCTTCCAAACATACTTCTTTTCATCCAATTTATCGGGTTTCCATCTATTCTCTATTTGTTCGGGGGATCTACCCCTAAGTAGACAATAGGCTATATGCTCTATCCTATATCTCATTTGTATAGAACCTAGACCAGATACATATCCGTTTTCACATTGTTTTCTTGTTGATTTAAGAGATCTTATTTCTAGAGCTCTCTCTTTTTGCTCTTGTTTCATTGATTTGATTTTTGTCTTCATTGACTTTCTCCATAAAAAATTAAAGTTGATCTTATTAATTTGATTTATAGAGATTCTTTAAGGTGGTATTTTAATCTATTTCATATTTGCTCCTTTAGTATATTTTACCATATTAGGGTTTAACACCGTGGTACTTTTCAATATATTCCACTAAGCCTTTAACATCCCTAGATTTTAATTTATTTAAGGATTCATTATTAAATTCCCCTGTAATAAAAGACGTCACATAGGAAGGTAGGTACGGTATACCTTCAATCTGTACTTTATCTACATCCATATATACAAAGATTACTTTGCCCTTATATAATTTCTCAGCTTTGATAAAAGCAGGCATAGCTTCTTTACAGTATGGACACCACTCAGCTCCGAACATTATAATCACTGGCTTTACTTGATTAGTGACAGCTTGATGTTCAACTTGATTAGTTACTTCAACAACTGCCGTAGCGGAAATCGGGCCTAAAATTAATAGTAGTGCTGTTAAAAATTTGATCATTTATTTTCCTTTGGTTTTATTCTATAGTAAACGATTATACCCACAAAAATAGTGTTTATAGCACAGTTAAAGACAATGGGCATTTGCCATAAACCAAAGCCATATACTAGTCCAGCTACTTCACCCAACATCCATAGAAGTAAAGTGCCATCAGCAACTCCACTTGAGTGACCTTCTTTGATTGACCTGATTGCTTGAGGAAGAGCAGACAAAGCAAATGCTAAAGAATATACCCATCCGAATGCCTGTATCCAACCTATATTAATAAGTATATATAAGAAAGCGACGATAGACACTGCTACAGAAAGAAATTTAACGTATTTCCACATGCCCTACAATATCCTTATAATAACCGATTCGTTGTTTAGCATGACGGGATAGCATTTTTGATCCCATCGGGATGTAGTCTCTGACGATGCATTCGGTCTTGTTGCCGTATATTCGTAATCCTCTTCCAACTGCTTGGATGACTGGTCCTTTAGATGCCATAAAGTTAGCAAGGATAAGAACATCAACCCGCTTAGTATCAGAACCTTCACCGATTTTTCCACCGGTACCGATGAGCCCTGTGATTTTTCCATCATTTAATTCCTCCACGTATTGCTGGCTCTTCTTATCTTTGCCCTGAGCGAAGGGTATACCAAGTTGCTGAGATAGTTCTACACCATGTGATACTTCAGCAACCAAACACAGAACAGATTTGCCTTGGTTCATATAATTCTGGATATCATTTTGAATCTGATCTTTCATTGTCTTATCATTGAGAACATGTTCTTTATAGTTCTTAAGTTTATCATAGCCTATATCTGCACCTTGTGTAGCTACTTCCGTAACTATAAACCTAGGCTTAGCTAGCCATTTATTCTCTATTCCCCACTTAACATCTCTATTTATTATAATATCCCCGCACCCAGCATTGATCATAATGTCTTTTCCATCTGATCTATAATCTGTCGCTGTTAGTCCATAGATACGTCCTACGTCTCCAAGGGCAGTTGCTATCTCATAAAAGGTAGTAGCAGCAATGTGATGTACTTCGTCAAATATAATAACACCTAGATCTGTAAAATCTTTAGGGTTCTTAATAACAGAAGCGGCAATACCAACGGTGATATCTTTAATCTTCTTCTTTCCGCCACCGTAGAATCCAACACGGTTTTCACCAAAAGCGTCTGATAATTCTTGGTAGAATTGTTTTGCGATTGAATCTGATGGAACAACTATTAGAGCTTTTCGTTTTAATCTTTTAACAAGGTGTACAGCAGTCAATGTCTTCCCCAGTCCAGTTGCGAAGTTTATTATTCCTCGCCAATTCACCAACGCAAGATCAACTGCTTCTTCTTGATAAGTACGAAGTTTATGTGGGGATTTTTTCCACGGCAAGGCTATTGTGGACCCTGTATCAACTCTACGATCTTCCACTTCCATATGGTTTTGATCCAAGAGATAAGATAGGCCAGAGTTGAAAGCAACATGTCCACCATTCATCTCTCTAAGCAAACTACAATTAACTTCTTTCTTAAGCTTAGCTATATATCCGGTGTTCTTTTGGAATGGGTTTCGCTCCATCCGCTTTACAAGATATTCTTTCTGTTTGTCTTTAAACGACATCAAATCGGTCAATGATCGTACAATAATTGCAGACGGATTTTGAATGACAGTGAATTTGTTCGTTATTACGGCTTTCATCTGTCTATTATACTAAGTTGTATATTATCATTTTGTATAATTAATATATGAATTTGTAAACGTTTTTTAGGAGGTTGAAAGAGCATGGAATCTTATAAGGATAAACTTAAAGATTCACTTACATATTGGCTTGGAAAGAAAAAGCCATTCATCATCAACGATGAATATGAGATAAAACTACTTTTTATCGACAAAGTGAATCATTCTGCTAAAATAGAAATTACAAACATTAAAACTAAAGAAGTGAAAACTTTGGAGGTTGCTGATGCGCAAGAATAAAGCTGAACTTATATTTGATAAGTGGAAAGCAGAACTTGTTGGTAAGGATCGCTCCAGAGCTGCAGTAGCAGGTAACTTTGATGAACTATTTAGTAGCTGGCACAGATCTAAGGTTCCATTCGATGAAGCTTATGCTCTATTAGATACCGCAATCAAGGCTCATCTCCCCACAGATTATATTGCAAAAACAACATATCGTTCCCTAAAGAGAACGGCGGGCATAGCTAAAAATGAATTAGAATTTACAACTGAATGGAAACAAAACATTGCTGCAACCGGCAAACAGGTATTCTATTCTCTATACGATATTGATGGCACTTCTCCTCAAAAAGAAGATATTAAGTATGGCAACATGAGTGCTCAGGAATACCGTAAACAACAAAAATATGCTGATAGTCATCCCACATTAGATTGGACTAAAATCAAGATAGACCCCATTGATGAAGATGAAGTTGATTTTGATGATATGAACGTTGATTTGGGGGACCTATAATGAGTAAGCTCACGGATGCAGAAATTGCAAAAGCATTGAATGCTACACCATCTACTCCAAAAGTACAAGTAAATGCACCGACAGATATCAATGTCTCACTAGATGAAGTTGAATCATTTGGAGATAAACAATCTATATCTAAGATGTATCAAGATATATCCTCTTACAATAAGATGTTAAAGCAGAAGATTACGTTTATTAATCCTGCTTTGTCTGCTGCAATACCATTTACCAGAGAGAATCTATATCTTATATGTGCATATACTGGAAACGGTAAATCTACAATCGCAGCTAACATATCTTATCCACTTTGGAAAGAGGGCAAAAAGACGTTAGTTATATCAAATGAAGAACCACAACAAGATGTGATGTATAGGATTGCCTGTCTAGAACTTGGATACAACTTTAATGATTACAAGAAGGGTACACTACCAATGCAGCACCAAAAAGAGTGTGCATTGTTATTCCCTGAAATATCTAAGTATGTTAAGGTAATTGATGTAAACTATAAGGGTGGATTGTCTACTAAGATCGAAGGTGTTAAGAATGCACTTCTAGCAGTTAAACATGCTGACTATAGTGCTGTTATGATTGATTACTTCCAGTTGATACAATACTCGGTCAGTGATCCACAGAGATCTAGATACAACGTGTTGAATGATCTTAGAATTTGGCTTGGTCAATATATAAGGAGTTCTAATATTCCAGTGGTTATGTTTGCACAATTGCATTCAATGGCTAAGAGAACAAATGTCGAACTTGATTCAAGGATTAAAGAATGTCCAGGAATATTGGAGCCGGCAACCGTCGTATTAGAAGTTATTCCTGACTTTGAAAACAAGTCAACTAAGTTCCTTATTAAAAAGGATCGCTTTGGTTTTCAAGGTATGAAAGTTGAGTGTGCTTTTACTAAAGGTAGATATGTAGAGATGACTGCTGAACATATATTAGCCACACAACAAGACAAGGTAGATGAACTAATGGATAAGGTAGCTGACGATGTCACAGATCAAGAATCTACTTAATAATCTATATGGCAATCACGATGCTATTAGATACAAATTTCTAATGACATTAGCTAAATTAAACTTGTATAAATTTCCAGATTTGCCTACTGGCAGAAGACCAAGATCAGGACCAAAGAGATGAGTAAAATAACACCAAAAGAAGTAGATGCACTCTCTAAAGCATTGAGTTGTGATGGATTTAGGGCTATTCATGATGAGATATCTTGTAAATTACTTGAAACTTTAGCTAGATTAGGATTGGGTAAATTACCACTAACTTATGGTGCTATATTACAGGTTGAAAATATAGATTTAAGTAAATTAATAGTACAAACATTTGATTTTAAAGATTTAAAGTTATGGAAAGACATAGGGAAAAAGAAATGAATACTAAACAATGTCTAATATGCAAAAGAAGCAACAATACTTTGCACTGGCATTCCGACGCCGACAACGGTAGTATTTGGGTTTGGTGCAATGGTAAATGCCAGCGTGGTTATGGTCTAAGGGACTACTGCCACACAGCTGGTATTGATCTAAACGAATTTCTTAAAGCTGATTTTGATTTTACAGAAGCTGCACCCAATGAAGTATCTAGATTAGATTGGCCATCTAGTTATGTACCACTATCTGACCCACGTGCAGAAGAAGGAGTAAATTATGTTAGGAGCCGTGGCCTCGATCTTAAAGGTGATATGTATTTCGATCTCAAGCAAAAGTCTATTGTGTTTCCTTATTATTTTGGTAGTACTTTTGTTGGTGCTCAGATGAGACTTATAGAACCGTGGATCAACGAAGATGGTGATCCCGTTAAGATGCTCACTTTACCTGGAAGCAGAACCGGATTGTTATTCTATAACTGGAACCAAGAAGCATTCATAACTGAAGTCAAGGGTTTAGTATTGTGTGAAGGTGCATTCAATGTACTGGCTCTTCAACAGAGCCTAGACAAGATGTACGGTAGTGTTATAAAGAATCCTTGGAAAGTAGTCGCAACATCAGGTTGTGGTACTACATCTCATCAGATGGATAAAATTAAAGAGCTTAAAGAAGCTGGCATAAAAACTGTTTGTGCATTTGATTCGGATGAACCTGGTTTAAAGGGTCTGAAGAAATTAGTTGAGGAAAATGCTGTTACACATTATGCTTTAGTTGAAGATACCAAATTAGACTGGAATGACATGCTTGTTGAATTGGGTAATGAAGGTTTAGCTAAGTATTTCTTATCTAGAATTAAGAAGATTTAAGATTAAGACTCTAAAGCCTTTATAACAACATAACCACTTCCACCGTCACCACCATTACCACCAGAGTAAGTTGCATTCCCTGCACCGCCGCCCCCTCCGCCACCAGCACTAGAATTTGCATTGGCTGCTGTTCCAGAAAAACCATTGCCTGTACTTGCAATTCCAAGTCCCCCAATACCGCCGGCTTTAAAACCAGAACCACCAGAACCACCACAGCCACCAAGTGTAGAGCCAGATACACCAGGTGTTCCACTTGCAAAGTTTGACCATCCCCCATTACCACCATTACCAGAAGAAGAACCAGCTCCGCCACTTCCACCACCGCCAGCTCCACCAAATGGTTCATGTGCTGCAGCACCACCGGCACTTGTACCAGCTGCAGAACCGTTACTGCCGCCACCGCCATTTGCCCAAAATGAAGCTCCGCCGCCGCCACCGCCGCCGCTATTAGAACCTACACCGCCACCGCCGCCGCCAGAATGAAGACTTGTACTTCCACCAGATGCTCCAGATGCTCCAGCAACAGTTCCTCTACCGCCATACCCACCACCAGCACCACCTTCAGCAAGAAGATTTACTCCAGTTCCAGTTATGGTTGTATCAGTTCCAGCAGAACCTGATGTTCCATTGTTACCACTAACCCCTACTCCTGCTATACCACCAACACCAATTGTTATTGTTAAGATGTCTAATGGGATAACATTAATAAGTTGATCAAATATTAATTGGCCTGCACCACCACCACCAGCTCCACCGCCATGAACGGCTGCAGCAGTTCCACCACCACCACCACCAGCTCCACCAGCTCCGCCATAAGTAATAGAAAGTTGTGTGACACCCTCGGGAACTACAAATGTATCGTCAGAAAGAAATTCTTGCACTAAGATTAGTTCTTTAGCAATTGCTTTGATATTTTCTTTACTTCTAGATAGTTTTAAATCTGCCATTTATATTCCTTTAAATTACATTATACTTCAGGGGTTGGTTCGGCAGGCCACACTACTGTGTCTAAACTCTGATATGACTCTGTAATATCTCTCAATGCTTGCCGATATGTTGCCCAATTTGCTTTTTCACTAGATCCAAGTGGTACATCCGCTAATTGTGTCCAATCGCTTTCTGTTAATTTAGTAGCCCGCACTGTTCTTAAATCTGCAAGTTTTGCAATATCTTTCGAAGCAGTGTCTTCAGATACAACTAGTTCACCATCGACATTTGCAACAAAAGCCCATTGAA